AACCCACATTCTCAACCTCCAATATTCCCATTACTATATGTTGTTCCATCAACAGTGGTAAATGATCTCCAATATAAAACATGGGAGTTCAATTCTGTTATGATGGATATTGTTCAAAGAGATCTAAGTGATCAGGTGGATACCCTATCAGATACATTACAAATGTTGCAGGATATCATATCTCAATTTAGATTATCGGTAACAGCAGCCGAGGGGTTATACAACAACAAGTATTATCTTGATGAGTTTGTTAATTGCACTCCATTTATGGAGGACTATGCCGATATGACAAATGGGTGGAATGGTCTATTGAAATTAAAAACAATGACCCCACTTAATAGATGTGCTGCTGCTTATAACACATGGACCGGCACACCTATCGTTCACGACACAATCAATATAAAAACATTCCATGATGATTTCAGAACTCTATCTGAATATCACAAACAGATTAATTCATTTGGATTTGGACAACAAGAGGATCTAAGTTTTTGGACTGAGATGAGAGACAAGGTTGAGAACACCCATTTCAACTCACCAATATTTCCATTGTTATATGTTATTCCAAATGAGGTGGAACAAAAGTTTGGGTTTATGCAATATAACTTTACATTGATTGTAATGGATATTGTGGAGAGAGATCTTACAAACCAAATTGATGTGTTATCTGATACCAACCAAATCATGGATGATATCATATCTCAATTTAGATTATCAGTAACCAACTCTCTTGGTAATTTCAATGCCAAATATACTCTACAAAATCCTGTTGTTTGTATTCCATTTATAGAACAATATACAGATCTAACTGCTGGTTGGTCAGCACAGATTAGTGTTGAGGTAATGAACTCACTTAACAGATGTGATGCAGCATTTAATAGTTGGTTAACACCAAGTGCCACAGCCACCCCTACCAACACACCTACTGTTACAAACACACCAACAAATACAGCAACGATTACTTCCACACCTACTAATACTCCAACACAAACTTGTCCTGTAACAACACAATACTTGGAAGTTCAATTGTCAGAGAATACCAAATTTAAACTTGTTCTTTGGAATCAACCTGACTATACATCACCAGCAACTGCGAATTGTGATTACATAATTTCAGGAACTGCTTATGGTTCACTTGGAACTGTGTATACTGGAACGGAGACAATTGATGCAGGTCAACATCAACATCAATTTAATTTAGCACCGGTATTACAACCTGGTGAAACTGTAATTGGGTTTGATGTTTATTCTTATACATTAAGTGGATGTCCTTGTCCTGTGGATCTAATATTACCGATCAGTCCGACTCCCACCCCAACTGTTACAAACACACCATCAGTAACTCCAACTAATACAAGCACTCCAACTCCAAGTGTTACTCAGACGATGACTGCAACCAATACACAAACACCAAGTGAAACAGCTACAAACACGCCAACCCCAAGTATCACTCCAACCTTCACACCAACTCCGAGTTCAACACCAACTATTATTCCTCCTGATGATTGTATTTGGAATACAAATAATACAGATTGGAATGATGAGACAAATACTTGGGACAGTTGTTTTAATACAAATTGGGACACAAATATAAACCAATGGCAAGTTGAATCAGAGCCTTGGAACGATTAAATAAATAAAATTAAAAATTAAAAAATATGTCATCTTTATCAGGACAAACAATTCAATCCAGTTACTTAGGATTATTAAAGTTAGAAACATCAACAACGGGTATAACATCATCATTCCAACAGATCCAAGATGGTCTTGGAAATGATACAGGATTAGCAATAAGACAAAACCAATTACAAGGTGGTGGATTATTTTCATCATCTTATTTGATGCCACAATATATGGGATCAGGTTTTCAAATTGGAGCGGGAACTCAATATGCGGCAGGAACACAAAATATTATATTGGCATCTCCATTTTATGATAGTGGTATATTCTCTTATTCTGCGATGAGTTATTATTTGGGAACAGCAACATCAACAAGTGATACTTGTGAAGCAGCAATTTATTCAGCACAATATGTTAATGGTGGTGGATTACAACCAAAAGATGTAATCATTTCAGGTTTAACAATAACAACAACAGGATCAACAGGAATAAAAACAGTTTCTTTTCCATCAAATATTTCAATGAGTGGGACAGGAGCAGGTCCTTATTTCCTTGTATTCAAAATTTCTAATGGTGGAGTTCAACCAACATTTAGACAAGGTGCTGGAAACATTTATCAAGGATCAGCGTCAGCGTTCTACGGACACGCAATAAATCCTGCTGGAACTGCTTATTCGGGCGTAGTTAAACTAAATGGTTCTAACTATGTTTATTCAGGAACATCAACATTCCAAAATCCATACCCATCAAGTATTGCCACAACACAAAGTTCAACGGCAACTATTGCGGGTAATTCATTTGGAATTTTATTAAATGTTGTAGGAGCATAATATGTTTGAATTAACAGATAGAGAATTACAAAGGTTCGGAACTTTCCTTGTCACTTTGATGAAGAAGAAGATAAAGGAAAAGATATATCCGTATGGAAATCCTGTAAGAAGCAGAGGTAATAAGTATGCTACAGGACAACTTTATAATTCTTTAACTGCAACAGTTATACCAGGTCAGAATGATAACCCATCAGAGTTGGTTATTACTTATCAAGATTATTTTAAGAATGTAAATCTTGGTAGAGAAGCAGGAAAAAAGAAAGTTCCAATTTTTAATCTATTACAATGGATTAAGATCAGAGGTATTAAAAGATCACTTGAACAACAACAAAAGGGTATTGCATATGCGATAAATAATTCTCGTAAAAAGAACAATAAACATAAGATCCCATTTCCTGTTTTGGAAGAATGGGTAAGGGGAAAAGGATTGAGACAATCAGAGAAAGAAGCTAACATGAGTTTAGCGTTTGCTATCCAAGCAAATATATTTCGTTATGGTATCCGTTCTGCTAATATTTATGATAAAGCATTAAATGATTTTGCAAATGTATTAGATGACCTACCAAGAAATCTACCACAAGAATTAAGAGATGAATATCAGGCTTTGATTAATGCGGTTGAAGAAGATGTAAATCTATTCATAGATAGAACACTTGATAAAGAGATTAAAACAATAGAATTAGAATGAGTTTAAATTTAACCATAAAACAAATGCCCTTAGCGATGACACCAGCACATGCTGATCATACATGGAATGTGGCATTGAATAGTTATTCAGCTTATACTGATATTAGATTGGTGGTTGATATCTACAAGAACCCTTATAGAAACGACTCTGGTTCAACACAAGATTATGGTAAGGTAGCGAGAATACTTGTTCCATCAAATGAGTATGGAAATTGTATCTTCAATGTTGAAACCATCATTAGCAATTTGGTAGATAAGAACCCAAGAAACTTGGGAGCAATACCAACAAGTGCCACAACATCAGCACAAACAAATCCTTATTTGGTTAGAGTTGCTGATTCTGATACAACATCTGTTGAACTATCAACATCACAAGCAACAGTGGTAAATGATAGAACCTCCACAATATCGTTTTCTAACGGATTTAACGGGGGTTATGAAGGATTTGAGAACATATATCAGATCAATGAATATCGTTGTTTATTTGGGGTGCAATACACCTCTGGTGGAACATCAACAACAATAGTTCCAACAAACTTTTCAGCATATACATCTTATACTGGTGGAACGATATCCCCACTATCAGCAGAGACACAACCTTATGGTGTAATGATCTGGCCTGGTGTTCAGGATAACAAACAATTGTCATTACAATATTACTACTCAGGTAATAACTTAACAGGTCAATACAACTATCTTGATACCAATGTCTATAACTGGCAGATGAGCACAGGAACAACAAGAGGAAACTTTATGTCAACCTATGGTAATGAGACAATACCAATGACAATACTTGGATCAAATGTTTATAATACAAGATGGAGAACACACTATTACAAATGTCCGATCATTGTTGGATTTATGTATGGGGGCAATCCTCTTTATAATAACACACCTTCAGTTCAATCAATTGTATATTGTCAGAAGATTGAGGGTAATGGTCAATACAATTATGATGCCATACAGAATGTTCCTGTTGGTTATACAACAAGAACAAACTTACAAACAGTTGCCCCATTTGGTTATATGCAACAGAGAATAGCTTATGGTATATTCAAACCAAACCCTGTTATCAGAACCAATAGTGATGTGGCAATATATCTAACCAATAATGTATTTGGAATTGACTACGATGAATATGGTTCATCAGAAATCGTTCAATACAAGATGGTGGGAGATGAATGTTTCAATGATCCAATTTCATTCTTGTTTATGAATAGAAATGGTATTTGGGATACCTATACTTTCACAAAGAAATCACAGAAGAGATTTGGTGTTAACAAGAAAACATATTCAACACAGAAGTCATTAAATGTTCAGTGGTGGAATAGACAATCATACGATTCAAGTGAGACAGTATTCTACGGATCGGTAGATGAATTACTAACAGTTGATTCAAACTTCGTAACACAAAACGATGCTATAATCATTGAGGAATTATTAATGTCTCCTTATGTTTATATCATTCAAGATAACTGGTTACCAGAAGATAACCAACAATACATTTATCCATACCTAATCCCGTGTGTAGTTCAGAACAAAGAAGTTGAAGTATTCCAACAGAAATACCAAAGATTATTTCAATATACAATAGAACTGAAACAAACACCTTATAGAAACTACGACTTACCAATTTAATATGCTGCAGATAAGAACAACAATTGAGGGAGAATTTAAATACTTGGATCTATATCAAAATGAACCAGTAAATTTATCATTATCGTTTGCTGAACTACAAGATATTACCAAGAAGAACTCAAACTTCTCACAGAGTTTTAATCTTCCTGGTTCAAAGTTAAATAATCAGTTATTTAATTTCTTCTACGACATCAATGCGATACCAACAAACTTTGATCCAAACAATAAGTTTGATGCTGTTCTTATGTGGGATGGTTATGAAATTATGCAAGGTCACATTAGATTGAATGGTGTATCCATAGCAAATGGTGAGATCATTTATTCTGTAACCTTCTATAATCAGATCGGGGATTTGATGGCTAACATTGGTGATAAGTTTTTATTTGAATTAAATTTATCAGGTATATCTCACCCTTATAGTGGAGCAGTTATTTTGGAATCACAAATAGATCCAAACTTATTCCCCATCACAGGAACAACAAACTACTCATATCAAAATGGAAAAACATTTTGGGGGTTATACAATATCGGTTATGAATATTATGATTCAAACGGACAACAATTAGTAAACTTTGATACAACACCATTAGTTCAATTTACACCATTCTCTGCAACAACAACAGGTATACAATATAATCCTATACTACCTTATTTTGATTATAGTGGAACTCCTCTTAATGACTATTACTTTAAGCCAACAATACAGGTTCGTGAATTGTATTCTCAAATCTTAGCAGATGCGGGATATGAATTACAATCTGACTTTATGGATACAGCATACTTCAAGAAGTTCTATGTCCCACAAAAGTTTTTAGATGAAACCATATATCCAAAGAATGCCTTACCAGCTTGTTATACATTTACAAATGCTGTAATCAATACCGATCCAACAACACCACAATGGGTAAATCCAATATCAGGTGTTACTTGTAATGACTTAGGATTTAGTGGAACAACAACAGGGATTACGATCAATGAAGAGTTTGCTGAATCTTATGTATACAGATTTACATTCACTGTTAATCCAACACAAGAATGTGATTATTTCTTAGGTGAATATCCTTATGCTGTTCTATACTTCTATGATGGAATAACAACAGAGGTGATCTACTCAAATACCTTCTGTGATAACACACCAACAACAGTGAGTGTGGATAGATCTCTAATCATCACAGGGACATCAACATTTGGATTCTTCTTCTTAGGTCAGTATTCCAATATCACAAATTATAACCAACAAATTATCAATCCCCCAAGATTTATTCCAACAGGATCAACGATTGATTATGCTGCTGAGTTCCCAACCAATGACTACAAACAAATTGATTTCATAACATCAATCAACAAGTATTTCAACATGATTGTTGTTCCAAATCCTGATGAACCACAAAGACTTATTGTTGAACCTATCGTGGATTATATTGGTAAAGGTAGAGTATTAGATTGGACAACCAAAGTTGATTTCAGTCAGACACAAAACCTTGTTCCAACATCAGCACTTGTTAATGGAACATTGGAGTTTGAATTTAAGAAAGATCAGGACTATGCAAATGATGACTTCTTTAAACAAGCCAATAGAGTATTCGGATCAGACAAGTTTAACTTGGGATTACAATACAAGAATGAGACAACAAAGTTTGATACAATGTTTAGTTCTCCAATTGATATCACAGTCAATAATGCTTATGTCCCACTTATTACTGTATCATCAATGTCTAAGCTTCAGACAGTAGACCAATCAGGAACTACATTACAGACATTTAGACCCTTCAAAATTCTACCTAAATTAATATTTAGAGGATTAACCTTACCGAACGATAACTACGGATTTATCGGGGGAACAGGGACAACAACAGGATCTTCAAGTTGCACCAGTGGAATTACTTTTACAACAAATATAGCAGCACCATTTTATTATGATGATTGTTTTGGTGTTCAACAAGTTCTATATGCATCTGCTGGTTCAAACACAATACCAGGTTGTGCTAACCCATCAAGTTTAAGAGCACCTCTTATTTTATTTCCATATCCAGTATACTCAATTACAAACTCAGGAACTGTTTGTGGAACTGTAACTGAACCATCAAAATACCAATACTATTATATTGAAGAAGCACAGATGGATAGATTCCAAAATCTAAATAGGTTTACAACATATCCATTCAACTACAATAACTTCAGTCACTATTGTAATTACAGAGGTGAGGATAGAACAAATGTAACAGCAACGGAATTTACATTTGAGAGTGAGGATCTATACGACATTTACTATAAGCCTTATGTTGATGATTTAACAAGTGAGGAAAACAAAATATACTCTTGTAAGATATACTTATATCCACAAGATATTCAGGGGTTAAGATGGAACGAAAGAATCTTAATCAACAATACTTATTTCCGTATCAACAAAATAAATAATTTCAACATTCTTGAACCAAGTATATGTGATCTTGAATTGGTTAAATTAACAAGAGATTATGAAGGACATAGAGTTCTTTATTATGATCTAACACCATGTTCA